TGACGCATAATATCATCCATACCAGGCATTGCTGATTTAAACATTGAATTTGTCATATGGACCATCATAGCACTACCACCTAGCTGGAATAATAATTTAAGTTCTGGTGCCATAGAAGCCTTTGATTGGTATTTCTCATGTAATTCAGCGAAAATATCATCATAATCCTCCACATTTTCACTAATTTGTTCCGACCATCCATCTAACTTAACGTCAAACGGGTCAAATCTGTTATTTAAAAATTCCAATCCAGTAATAGCAGCCATTAACATCTTTCCTTGAAATTTAACAGAGTTTTTCTTCTCTTTTTCAGCAACAATCGTTTCATACTCACCCTTCATTTCTAATAAATTAGAATCCATATCATAACGCTTAGTAAGCTTTACACCTTTTTTTTCTAAATCCTCTAACTTTTGCAAATACTTAAACTTTTCTTTAAGAACAGCTTCTTTGTTAAGTTGAGGTTCGGCAGGCTTTTGAATATCAGGATTGATAGGCACATTATTAAACTTACCATACCCGTCCCATGTTTTTGAATTATCTTCACTTTGATTTTTTGTAGACTGTCCTAAATTAATATGCTCCATGTCTGGAACTTCGTCTACAATATCATCATCATCATTTGACTCATTTATTTTCATTGAACCTGAAAATAAGTCACTTCTAGCGGTTTTAATACTTTTTTTTGAACCAGAGGTAATATCATTTAATTCATCCTCTAAATTATTTAAATCATTAATATCAATATCGGATGTTAAATTCCCTCCACTACTGTTACTATGTTTCTTTTTATCATTCATCAATAGTTCAATACCTGTCCCAAAATTAGCAGATCTCATTCCACCTCCACTGCCACCTACATTGTCTAAACTATTGTTAATATTTATAGTATCAATTGTATCTATATCACTAATTTCAATAATATCTGGGCCACTCATTATGAATTAATTAGAACTTTAATTTTTAAATCAAACCAATTAATTATATATAATTTTGTCTTTCAAGAACCATATTCCTTGTAAAAAACAATCAGCTAAATCATCTTTTTTTTTATGCGTATGAAACATTTCTAAATTATTAGAGAATTGTTCGTTATTAATTAATAATTCTTCGCAAATTTCTATTCCCTTTGTTTTTCTCTCTGAATATGTAGTCTTTTTACATACATAATCCTTTAGTTTATTTGATGCAGATATAAAATGTATATCATCTATATCATTCATTATAAAATATTGTGCGATCATTCCTTGCAAGGTTTTCATTCTATTTGCGATTGGACTTATTTGGTTTTCAATAATAACTGTGTCTATTTTGATGTTTTTATTTTTATAGATTTCATTTAATTTCTCTCTCACATTAATTCCTATTTCAATTAAAGATAAGTCATTTGTATTCACTTTATTTGAAAATGGTGTAAAATACTGTGATTCTAAATGATTCTGTAAATATTCTATTAATAATATTTTGCTATGCGTTTTATCAAATATTATCTGTTTTTCTTCTAATAATGCTCTCAAATTTGCTATTTTTAGTTTCTTTAATTTATTTATTTCCAATTCGCTTGGAATAATATCTCTATTATGATCTTTTATATGTTTCTTACATGAGTATATATTATCATATTTATAATTTGCCTTTTTCCCACATTTACATAATATATTTATTTCATTACATAAATTAACTACATTCCAGTCTAATAAATTGTATTTGTCTTTGGATTCTATATTAAATAAACATAACGCCAAGTTTTTTATTCCAACATCAATACTTAATACATTCATTAGTATAGTATTTGAATACTATTTAACTGGAAATAATTTGATAAATATTTATCAGATTATTTTAATTTTAATTTTAATTTTAATTGGGATTAGGAATGCGTTGTTGTAATATTTGGTCTTGTGTAATACTAGGGGAAACCATTCTACTTTGTAGTTCATAAGACGATAAATACATATTTTTTAAGTCACTGTTTTCATACCCAAATGGTTGCGATTTATCTACACAAGATTTATATAAAAATGGTGTATTAGATGTAGATTCGCTTGCTTGTAAACTAGGACAATAACAACAGTTGTCGCATGCTTCTAATTGATTAGACCTTACAATATCATCAGCATTATTTGTTAAATATTGTCTATATTTCCAATTAGATGTAATTCCATTTTCTTTTCTAATATTTTCATTTATAACAGCACCAGGTTGCCATTTTGCAAAATTCCTTCCATCCATCATAATAGGAGGAAAGTCAAAGTGAATATTATTTGAACCTTGATAGCAAGTACCCCAACTCATTTATATATTATATGAGAGAAAATGTATTTACTTACTTTCATTCAAGATTTTAATTAATTCTTTTTTATTTTTCTTTTCACCTTTTTCAATCAATCCTTTTCCCTCCGCTACTTCTCTTAAAGCAGCTAAAGTAAGAGAGCTATAATCTATTTGTGTAGACATTGTAGCATTCATTTGTTCTGCTACAGATGTAATAAAGGTGTCTTGTGTTGAAAAAACTTCTTTAATTGCATCGGCTTCATCTTCATCATCATCTTCATCATCATCATCATCATCATCGTCATCGTCATCCTCGTCGTCATCATCTTTATTACTATCAAGAATATTATCATTTAACTCTTCAATATACAATTCTTCTAAATTACCACCACCACCAGCTAATTTAATTACTTTAACCTCATCCACATCATCTAATAAATCTATAATTTCATGATGAGTATTTGTCAATGTATCGTCATTATTAACAGAATCAGAATCAGAATCAGATAATAATGTTAAATCTATAATTTCACGATGAGTATTTGTCATTGCATTATCATTATCATTATCATTATCATCAGAATCAGAATCAGAATCA